GGCCGACCTGCGGGGCGCCGACCTGCCCGATTACCAGCTACCACGCGGTGACCTGCGCGTGTACAAAAAAGCTGATGGGCGTATCGTCCACTTGCTCATACCTCGCCATGTCCAGCGTACAGCATCATTAGTTGGGCGTAAATGCAGGGCAGCGGCTGCGTATGTGTTGGCGATTGAGGGTGACGAGCCGGTTACAAATGATCTCAAGGCAACATACACAATCGGTGAGTGGGTTTATCCAGACTGTTATGACCCAGACCCACGGGTGGAGTGCTCAAACGGCATCCACTTTTTCTTGACGCGGGAGGAGGCCGAAGAATGGTAAGCACTGAGGAAATCCGGGCAGCGATGGAGTTTGCTACAAACCGCAACTGGATGGATATCGAGATAGAGGCGAAGGATGCGGAGGATGTATTCGACACCCTCGCCGCCGCCGTGCTTTTCATCGTCGCCCTATTCTGGCGCTGGCTAGCCCTGGATGCCCTGCTCAACCTCCTCCGCGAGCTGCCTCTCTTCTACGCAGGCCAGAGCGGCCGCTCCACCACCGACAGCTTCCTCGCCCAGTTTCCCATCCCCGGCCGCGCCATCCTTAAGATCGCGCCGCTGGCCATTGTGCTGTTTTTATACATCTCCCTAAAATACCTCACGCCATGAACTTCCCCATCGCCGTAGATCACATCTTCACCGACGAAGGTCTCTACTCAGACCACGCCGCCGACCGCGGCGGGGCTACCAAGTACGGGGTCACCATCCATACCCTCCGCCGCTACCGCGGCCGGGAGGTGAGCAAGGAAGACGTCCAGGCGCTCACCGTAGAAGAGGCCCAGGACATTTATAAAAAGTACTACTGGCAGGAAGGCCACTGCCCCGACCTCCCGCCGCAGCTTCGCTACTTTCACTTTGATAGCTGCGTGCAACACGGCACCGGCGGGGCGCTGCGCATCCTGCAGCGGGCGGCCGGCACCGTGGACGATGGCTTCTGGGGGCCTAACACCGAGAAGGCCGTAGCCCTCTGCGGCCTGGGCAGCTACGCGGTAGAGCGCAGCCTCTATTATATGCGCATCATAGGCGGGGATCACGGCCAGGCGGTGTTTGCCAACGGCTGGGCCAACCGCCTCGAAAAAGTCTATAACAGAGCAAATCACGACTGACATGCCCTTTTGGAAGACACTGCTCAATACTTTCACCGGCGGCTCCGGCGATGGCCTGGCCAAAACCCTCCTCGACGGCGCTGATCAGCTCTTCACGTCCAAGGAGGAAAAGGCCGCCGCGGAGCGCATTGCCAAGGCCGCCGAGATGGAGCACCAGCGCCGCCTGGAGCAGCTCGCCCAGCAGGCGGAGCAGCTACACCTGGAGGATGTGCAGAATGCCCGGGAGATGCAGATGGAAGCCTTGCGGCAAAAGGACCGCTTCTCCAAGCGTTTCGTATACGTGCTGGCCGTTGTGGTGATCCTGGGCGCTCTGGCCTTTGGCGTGGCGCTGATGTACGTGGAAATTCCCCCGGACAATAAGCGCATGGTGGAGATGTTTGCCGACATTTTTCTATTCAGCGGCGCCGTGATGGTGCTCCAGTTCTTTTTCGGCAGCAGCCGTAGCAGTGACGATAAAACAAAAGACATGGCCGCCCTGGTGCAGGGGCGGGATAAACCGCAAAAACCAAGCAAATGACCTCCGAACAGAACGACATCCTCACCCGCTTAGACCGCCGCATGTCGCGCATTGAGAACTATTTGCAAAACGATGAGCATACCGGCCAGCCTGGCGCTATCCAAAAGCTTGACAGCCTGGAGCAGCGCATGGCCGACATGGAACAAAGGGAAAAATACGCCAAAGGCTGGAAGGCGGGTCTTATTTTTATCGGCGGCCTCATTGTAGGACTCGCACAGCTTTTAATTAAACATTTGCCCAACTGGCTTAAATGAAAGTCACCAGCGATATACAAGGCTTTGACGAGCTCCAGCGCCGCCTCAAGCAGGCGCCGGATAAGGTGAAGCGCCGCGAGCTGCTCAAGATTATCCGCGTGCAGACGCGCCCTACCATCCAGGCCGCCCGCCAGCGCGCGCCCATCAGCAGCGAGCCGCACAGCCGCTACTCCGGCGGCGTGGAAGTGCGGACGTATGACCCGGGCAACCTGCGCCGCTCGATAGGCAATATCACCTCTAAGAACCGGAAGTACCCCAATATCCTCGTAGGCCCCAAGGCCGGGGCCAAAAAGAAATATGATGGCTACTACGGCCACTTCGTGGAATTTGGCACCGTAAATATGCCCGCCCAGCCCTTCATGCGCCCGGCCTACGAGAGCACCGGCCAGAGCGTAGGCGATGCCACCGCCGATAAGGTGGCGCGCAAAATCGAGAAAATACTGCAAAAGCTATGAGCCGCAGCGCTTTGATATACACCTACCTTACCGCCGCGGCCATGCCCGGGGTAGGCGATCGCGTCTTCCCCCACCTCATTCCCTACGATCAGCGCCAGCCCTACGACGATAGCCAGGTGGCCGTGAGCTACGAGGTAACCGGCATTACGCCGGTGGAGGATAAGTACCAGCCCGCGGGCGTGGACGTGCTCCGGCTGCAGGTAAACTGCTACGGCCGCTACTACGAGAAGGCCGAGGCCGCCCTGGACCACCTGCGCAGCTACCTGGACATGCGCAAGCATGAAACGGTAGATGCCGGCGTGATCTATCCCCTCAGCCAGCCCATACCCGAAGCCACCTGGGCCGGTACCAGCAGCCCCGCTCTCACTGTGCAGGTGACCAGCCAGCGGGTAGAAGGGCAGCATTACGTACAGCGCATCCGCTATAAAGACACCCGCAGCCTGTACGACGACCAGGCCCGCCTGGCCGGCCGCCAGGATGAGTACGAATTACGAATCATAAACCCCTAATCATGAGCGAGAAAGACCCCATCAAGCCCGCTACGAATAGCCGTAAGGCCTCCGGCCAAAAGAATGCCGCCCGGCAGGTGACCCTTTCCCAGGATTGGACCATCAAGCCCGGCGTGATCATTCCCGCCCACACCACCGTGGGCGTGGCGCCCGTGTACTACGAACAGCTCCAGGTCGCCGGCATGGTGGCGGAGCCAAAAGCAAAAAGCAAACAGCAAACCGCTAAGAACGCCTAAGCATGGCTGGATCGGAGGTGGCTATAAACGGCGATAACGTATTTGTAGAGGTATCTACAAATGGCGGCGGCACCTGGCTGAAGCTGGGCGAGCTTACCGACTGCTCCCTGGCGCTAAGCCATGAGCCCCGCGAGCTGACGGACCGCTTCAACCCCGGCGTGCGCGCCGTGGCCAAAGGCGAAATAGCCTGGGAGCTATCCGGCGAGGGCAACGTGGCCTATGCCAGCATGGAGGGCTTCGTAAAGCCGCATACCTTGGTGGATCACTTCGTAAGCCGCAATCAGCTGGACGTCCGCTTTGCTACCGACACACCAGGCGACTACCAATATAGCGGCAAAGCCTTTTTAAGCTCCTTTGAGCTCACCGCCGGCACCGGTGAAACCCAGACTTACAGCATCAGCTTCACTGGCAGCGGCAACCTGAGCATCAGTGATTTGGGAGTTGAGATAACAGAAGCCACCTGGGATGGTACAAGTAATCCCGCCCTTAACGTGACCAGCTCGGAGCAGCCTTATGCACCTAACTAAATAACGAAACCCACTAAAAATAAAGGCGCCATGCCTTCTTAACGTTTAACCCCTAAAAATCAATACCATGGCAGCATCAGATGTAGCAATGAACGGCGATGACGTATTCGTAGAGATCTCTGCGGATGGCGGCAGCACCTATGAGAAGTTGGGCGAGCTTACCAACTGCTCCCTCACCCGGAACCACGAGACCCGGGATGTGACCAACAAGTTTCACGGCGGCGTCCGCCACCTGGCGGAAGGCAACACGAACTTCGAGCTTTCCGGCGAGGGGAACGTGGCCTATGCCAGCGAGGCAGGCTTTGTAAAGCCCAACGACCTGGAGGATTTGCTGGGCAGCCGTACTAAGATAGACCTCCGCTTCACCACCGAGGTAAGCGGTGACTATCAGTACAGTGGCCAGGCCTTCGTGACCAGCTTTGAGCTGAGCGCCGGCACGGGCGAGACGCAGACGTACAGCATCACCTTCCAGGGCACCGGTGCCTTGAGCAGCAGCGCTGTAAGCTAGCAAGGACATGATGTGAGGGTGCCGGCTCCGCCTCCGGGTGGGCCGGTATCCTCGCTATCTACCCAAAACACATTTGGCCGCCAGGCCTAAAACTTAAAACCCCCCACGATCATGAACTACGTAACCCTCGGAAACGAAAAACGCCCCCTGCAGGTGACGCCCCGCGTGGTGAGCCTCTGGATGAGCGAGACTAATAAAGGCTTTGACAGCCTGGAAAGCCTGAGCATGGCCGACATGGAAGTGCTCCTCTACCACGGCCTGCGCAGCGGCTACCGCGCCAGCCACAATGGCCTGTACCCGGAATGGACGCGCGAGCACTTTGAAAACTGGATGGACCGCCCGGAAGGCTGGAAGGCCCTCAACGTGGTGCAGAAGGCCCTCGAAGAGATGATGCAGGCCATGAACGATGACGCCGAAGCCGAAGCGGAGGGCGAGAGCCCGGGAAAGAACCCACCCGCGGAAGCGTAGACATCTGGCGCGAGTGGGTGCGCATCTTCGTAGGCCGCATGGGCATGCGCTATGCCGACTTTTTGGACACGCCCGTGGTGGACCTCTGGGCAGCCCTGGATGGCTGGCGCACGCAGCAGAAGGAAGAGGCGGAGCTGCGCCGGACGCTCCTGGTGGAGCAGACGGTGCACCTGATGAACGCTTCGGGCAACATGAAGCGGCTGGTGAAGCCCAGCGACTTTGGCATTAAAACCGGGCCCACCAAGAAGCAGGACCCGGAAGAGATAAAACG